ATACAAAAGCTATAATATATATACATAGTATTATATATATATTTATTATATATTTATATATATATTTATATATATGCGAAGTAAAATAATTAAAAAATTAGATAGAGTATTTAGTGAATATATAAGATTAAAACACGCAGATCATTCAGGTAATTGTAAATGTATAACGTGTGGAAAAACTTATTATTATAAAGATATTGATGCTGGTCACTTTGTTAGTCGCAGGCATATTATTGTTCGCTTCGATGAACTAAACGTATTTCCTCAATGTAAATATTGTAACAGATTTTTAAATGGTTTACAATACGAATATGGAAAAGCTCTAGACGCGAGGTTTGGTAAGGGTACAGCAGATAAATTAGTTCAAAAAAGTAGGTCAACTGAAAGGCTTGAAACAAAAAAAATTGAAGAATTATTTGCTTTTTATAAAAAAAAATTAATAACTTTACGTAAATAATAAAAAAATGACACACGAAAACATAGAAATTATTAGAACACAAGCCAATGGCTTTATTAACGATGAATTAAAATATCGTAGGTTGCGCATTGAAGCGTTACAAGAAGAAAATGAAACTTTAACTCAATTAATCGACAATTTAGAAATAAAAATAGGTAAATTAGAGGAAGAGTTATTTTGGGCTACTAAAATCACAGAAACAAATAATAAATAATTATGTCACAAACTAAAGTAATAACCGACAAAGTAGAATACAAATCTACTATAAAAGCTATCGACCAAGGTAAAGATTGGGAAGGTGGTGATAAAATTGTAAGAACTGAATACACAGTGCATATGGCTAATGGTCACGCACCAGTATTTAATATTAAATCAAGTAAGGCAAACCCACAAAGAGCGTTTCCTTATAGCACAGGTAATGAAGTAGTGTACTTGCTTACCGAAAAAGAGATGTTTAACAAAATAAGACAATTTGGTACATTAGATATGGAAAAAACAGATAACCTTAAATTACCTAAAACAGAACAAAAGTTAACACAACAAGAAAGTATTGCATTATCTGTAGCAACAAAAAGTGCATTAGAAGTCGTGTTAAGTGATACTTGGCAGAAAACTTTAAAATTAAAAGACGAAGATAAAGCAAAAGCACAGACTGAATTACTTAGTTCTATTGGACAAGTAGCAATAGCATTTTACAATTTATTAACATCAAAACCGCAAAACAATGAACAAGGAAATAAATCCTGATTTTACTCACGGAATATATTATAAAAAAGGCACACAAAAATATATAGATTTTAAAGTGCAAATAAATTTAGATCAACTTAGAAATTATGTTGAATTAGATAAGGTAAAAGAACACCTAAAACAAAACAATAACAAGCTAGATATTACTGTAAAAACAAGTAAAGCTGGTAATTTATACGGAAAACTAGACGACCTGTCGTACAAAAAAGAAATAACGTCAAGCCAACACAGCCCTGATAGAGAAGATGAAGACGACGGCTTACCATTCTAATTTAGTTACGTATAAAACGCAAGTTGATAAACTACAAGATATAAGGGATGGTAAGGTAAAAGAAGGTTTAGCCTTAGGCGTAAAAGAAATAGATGAATATTGGCGTTTTAAGTTTGGATCGTTTAATATTGTTCTCGGTCACGCATCAACAGGTAAAACTACAACTTTACTTTTCCTTTTATTATTGTACGCTGTACGCTATGATTTGAAATATTTAATATATAGCGCAGAAAACGAAGCTACAAGCATAAGTAAAAAACTTGTAGAATTTAGAACAGGTTTACCATTTAATAAAATATCTAACGACGTTTGGAAAAAAGAATTAAAATGGGTAGATGAACATTTTAAATATATAGATATAGATGAAGTTTTTACTGCAAGCGAATTATTAGCTAAAGCCCAAGAAGTAAAACAAACATTTAATTATTCAGCCTTAATGATAGACCCTTACAATAGTTTACTACGAGATAAAGAAACAATGAAATCACACGGAGCGCACGAATATGATTATGCAGTAGTTAGTGATATGCGATTATTTTGTAGAAAAAATAAATGTTCTATATATTTAGTTACTCACGCAGTAACAGAAGCGTTAAGGCACAGGCACCCTATGAACCACCCTTTTGCAAATTACATTACACCGCCAAGTGCAGGTTCAGCAGAAGGTGGAGGAAAGTTTTTAAATAAATCTGATAACTTTTTAATATTACACAGGTACACTAACCACCCAGAGTTTTGGACTAGTACGTATTTAGCTGTAATTAAAATAAAAGAAATAGATAGTGGCGGCAGACCTACTCCATTAGAAAACCCTATTGAGTTTAAATCAATTAGTAATAATGTAGGTTTTAGTTTGAATGGTAAAAATTTACTACATTTAGTAGAAAAACGTGATTCTTGAAAAAGCATATAAAAAACATAATGATTGGATTAGGGTCGTGGTATCTTTTGGATGTAATAGGGTAACTGCTGAAGATATAGTGCAAGAAGCGTATTTAAAAATAGACGAAATGACAAAAAAAGGTAAAGACTTAACATATAAAGATGATATTAATTATTGGTATGTGTATAAAATATTACGTCATTTATATTTGCATTTAAAAATTAAAGAACAAAAAAGTAAAGTAGTTGATCAACAATATATGAAGAATGATTATGGTCAAACACGTGGCATAGAAGAAGTTGCGAAAGCACCTACACATATAGATTATAATTTATTTGATGAAAAATTTAATAAACTATTAGACGACCTTACTTGGTATGATAAAAGTGTTTTTCAATTAGTTAGCGCAGGAAAAAAAATATCAGTATTAAGTAGGGAAACTAATATAAGTTATGTATCGCTTTGGAATACTTATAGAAAAGTAAAAAAACATATAGAAAATAAAATAAAAAATTATGATTGGCTTAGGGGATTTGATAGAAAAAATAATTAACATAATTACATTTGGTTATGGTAAAAGGTTCGCAACTTGGGTGGCTAAATTATTCGGCTATAAAGATTGCGGCTGCGATAAACGTAAAGAAAAATTAAATAACATAAAAATAAAAAGATGATACAAATGATTAAACACGACTATGATCAATGGTCAAAGTTTAAAGGCGTAAAAAACAACACAATAGCAAAACACGAATTAAAATTAATCGAAAGTTTGCACGCTAAGTATTTTAATCACCCACTAGAAAGTTTATGCACTTGTAGGGGTGAACATATCATCGGTAGAATACAACAGTTTGTAGACGAACTTAACGTTGTTTACAAAAATGGATATAAAGAAAGTACATAAATGGGAACAGTCAGTAGTAGAAATATTAAATTTAGATAACTGGAACTTAACTTGGTGTGGAGGTGAGTATGAATATTTCGATGCTAAAGGATTAACGCCCAAAAAAAAAGAATGTGTTATAGAAATGAAATTTAGGAATAAATATTATAAAACTAAAATGTTAGAAAAAGGTAAATATGCAAACCTTATGGCTTTGCCTGATAACGTACATAAGTTGTATTTAGTATTTGACCCTCAAGGTATGTATATATTTTGGTTAAACAGAATTAAGCTGCCCGAAGTAGATAAACTAAATTGCCCAGATACTACGCTTTGGACTAA